GTATATTTCAGACGCTGACGCATTAGCACAAGTTGAGGATGTGAAAGCATTGAAATTTGCCCGTTACAACATGATTGGAAATGACAAAACTTTTCTTGGTCTTATAGCCCAAGACGTGCAAGAAACTAGCCCTAATCTTGTTGAAGCGGATGAAGAAGGAATGTTATCGGTTAAGCAATCTATTGTCCACCAAAAAGCAGTTATTGCGTTGCAACACGCTTTAAAAAGAATTGAAATTCTAGAAGCAAAAACGGCACATCTATAACTCAATGGCAAACAGCAAAATATCAGCACTGACATCAGCTACCACGCCGTTGGCGGGTACTGAAACAGTGCCGATTGTGCAAAGCGGAGCAACAGTAAAAGCTACCGTTGCTAACCTTACTGGTGCTGGAAATTACGCTGGGTCTTTTACCTCACTTGCTTATACAACTACCTTGACAGGCGGTACTGGTATTGTTGCTCTTGGAACTAGCCAGTTTTATAAAGATGCAAGCGGCAATATTGGCATTGGTACAGCAGTGCCAGGGTCTAAACTAGAAATAAATGAAAGTACAAATGTATCGCTGCAAAGCAATTTAGTGGCGCGAGGCGGTAACTCATTAACTGCGCAACATCGGTATTTAACAAAAACTTCTGGCGGCGTTAACACTGGCGGTGCGATTGGGTTCAATGCAACCTATGGGCTAGTTTTAACAGCTTCAACTACTACCATAGACACTGCGCGAGACTTGATAATTAATTCCGCAGGCAATGTAACTGTATCAACAGGCAACCTAGTCATTGGCACAGCAGGCAAAGGCATTGACTTTTCTGCCACTGCTGGCACAGGCACAAGTGAGTTGCTGGCTGATTATGAGGAAGGTACTTGGACTCCTGTTTTAACTTTTGCCACGGCAGGTAATTTATCAGTAACGTACAGCAATCAAATAGGCACTTACGTAAAAATTGGTCGTGCAGTTATTTTAACTTGCCGACTTACAACTTCCGCTTTTACCCATACTACGGCATCAGGCGCTTTAAGAATTACAGGAATGCCGTTTAATGCTGCATCACGGCATTATTCAGCTATTTTATTTAACGGAATAAATAAAGCACTCTACACGACTGTTGTTGTAAACAGCGACACAAGTTCATCAGTATTGACTTTTTCAACTTCTGGAATGGGTCAATCACAGGCAAGTATTGCGGTTGCTGATGTACCAACGGCAGGCACACCATTTATTCAATTTACACTATGTTACGAAACAACATCATAAGGAACTAATATGTCGCTTACAAAAGTATCATATTCAATGATTAATGGCGCAGCACTTAATGTTGCAGATTTTGGTGCTGTTGGTGACGGGGTAGCAGACGATACTGCCGCTATTCAATTAGCATTAAATTTCTTGCGTGATAACGGGGGTACTTTAACATTTGCAAATGCTTCCACTTACAAGTGTACTGCCGCATTAACCTTGCAACTTGCTTCTTCAGCACCAACCCGTAGATTTGCTATTGAAGGTCAAAATGCGGCTTTGAGTTTTACTACTTTGACAAGCGGAGAAGCATTGACCGTTGGTGCAACTGCTGTTGGATTTTTTAATGAGTTTGGTAGCACATCAATTAGCGATTTAAATTTGCTTGGCCCTGAACCAGCAGGAACAAAAACAGAAACACCAACAAGCAGCACTGTTGGTTTGTTTTTAAATTTTGCTCATAACGTAATTCTTAAAAATGTTCAAACAAGACGTTTTTATACAGGTATTAAAACTGGGTATGTGTTTCCACTTAACGCAACAAGTTGCAATGTAGCCAATAATTTTATTGGCTTGTATATGCAAAATGCAAGCAACCTCCACAAATGGCAAAACCTCAGTGCAAAAGAATGCCGCTATTCGGTTTTAATTTTTGATGAAGGTTTGTATGGTGGTGGTCGAATTGACGATGTACATTTTGACCAGCTTTTGACAGAAGATAGTCTTGTTGGAGTTCATGTAGATACAGGAACTGGCACAAGTGTTCCAAGAATTCGGAACTTAAAATTCGGCAACGGTTTTTATACTGGTGTTGTTTACGATATTTTTAGGTTGGCGCTTACATTTACATTTGCAACACCACAAACTCGCGGCGCGGCAAGAAGTGCTCAACTTTATGATTCTCAGTTTCACGATGGCAAATGGAATTCTGCTGGCTATTCAGCAACCAGCGCTGCGGTTGTTTTTGGTGGAACTGCGGTCAGAGGGTTTGATGGTCGGATAAGCGCAGAAAATAGCGCCAATTCTATTGTTGGAACTCCCGTAAGTGGACAAATTTTATTTAAAAGTGATGAGATTACTTTTGCGTCCAATTGGAATTATGTTTTTTACAACTCTAATCTTTCAGCAGAAACTGGGACTTGGACTCCGCAGTTTACTTTTGCAACGCTTGGTAATTTGTCGGTTACTTATAGTGTGCAAGTAGCCACATACAGCAAAGTAAATAACTTGGTGACTGTTAATTGTGTAGTTACAACAAGCGCATTTACACACACAACGGCATCTGGCGATTTTAGAATTATTGGTTTGCCCTTTACGGCTAAAAATACGGCTAATTTAAGAGCAGTTGGCTCTATGTTGTTTAATGGCATTACAAAAGCAGGGTTCACACAATTCACGCCAAGAACAACTGCTGGTTCAGCCGTTGTGACTTTCATTGCGTCTGCATCAGCAACGGGAACATCAGCCGTTAGCGCAACAGACGTTCCTACTGGTGGCACACCAGCCATCACATTCAGCATGACTTACGAAGTTTAATAGGAGATTAAAGTGACATTAGAAAAAATCATAGCAGTTGATTCTATTGAAGTAACCGAAAACAACTGTGTACAAGTTCGCACAAAAACCGCTATTTTGGAAAATGGCAGCCAAATTAGCAGCACATTCCACCGCCACGTTATTGTTCCAGGTGACAACTACAGCGCCGAGGATGCCAAGGTGCAAGCCATTTGCGCTACGGTGCATACGGCTGAAGTAATTGCTGCTTACCAAGCTTTACAACAAGAACAACAACTAACATAATGTTTTAAATTTGTTACTAGGAACATAACATGGCAACTACTTACTTTATTGATAACTCTACTCCCATAGTTGCTGCATGGCTTAACGATGTTAATGACTATGTATATCAAGGTCGTCAACGTGGAACTGTTACAGCTACATCAGGTCAAACAGTATTTACTGTTCCTTTTACTTATACTGTAGGTGCTAAAACTCTTGATGTGTATATCAATGGTATACGGCAAATCTTAACTTCTAGCTATACAGAAACAAGTACAACGTCTATTACTTTCACTGCTGGTGTTCCTGTTAATGCTGTTGTAGAGTTTGTAGGCTAATCATGTCGTATAAGTCTAAATGGGACAACGGAAATTGGAAAGTTGTCTGTGATGTTTGTGGTCGTGAGTATAAAGACTATGACCTACAACTTCGTTGGGATGGACTTATGGTTTGTAGTGGTGACTGGGAACCCAGACAACCACAAGACTTTGTACATGGTGTAGCTGATAAACAAGTTCCTCCTTTTACTAGGCCAGAACAAGCTGATACCTTTACTTTTGTTTGTACTCCTATTACTCTTCAGGGTATAGCAGACTATGGGCAAGCAGACTGTGCTCAAGCAGACATAGACTATGGTAATCGTCCTGTGTGTACCTTAGAAGGATCTCTAGCAATAGCAGAGTTAGCTGTTGCAGGATGTGCTGTAGCAGGTAAACTGGGTCCTAATTTAAATGAATTTTTAATTGGATAAAACTATGAGTTCTGCTTACACTGTTACTCGTGACCAAATAATTACCCTAGCTCTTCGTAAGTTAGGTGTTCTTGAGATTGGTTCTACACCTGATGCTGACACCATCAGTAATGCTTCTATGTCTTTTAACCTGCTTATTAAGCAACTAAGTACTGAAGGTCTTAAGCTATGGAAAATATCCGAACTTATTATTCCTTTAACTAGCAACCAAGCTGCCTATACTTTAGGTGGTAGTGGATCTGCTTTGATGTATGACAGTCTTAACCCTACAGTAGCTATTACTGATAAACCACTAAAGGTTATCCAGGGGTTCTATCGCAACATACAAACTACTCCTTACATAGATACACCTGTGATGGTTATGTCTAAACAAGAGTACACCACACTTGGTTCTAAGTATTCTACAGGTACAGCCAATACTATCTTCTATGATCCTAGAAAACTCAACGGCATTCTGTATGTCTATCTAACGCCTGACATTAATGCTCAAACTAATATTCAACTACACATAATTGCTCAAATGCCTTTAGATGATTTGAACACTGCATTAGATGTTCCAGACTTTCCTAATGAATGGATGAATTGTTTGGTGTGGAGTCTAGCTGATCAGTTGTCTCTTGAGTATGGTGTGCCTATGAATGCTAGGCAAGAGATTACTCAACGAGCTGTAGCCTACAAAGGTTTGCTTGTTGATTGGGATGTTGAGGCTTCTAGTACATTCTTCCAACCTGATTTTCGTTCTTCTAATAACAACTCTTATGGGCGGTAAGCATGGCTACAGAACGTATACCGCTTACCCAACCCATTGAAAGCAGAACAGGTAGTTTTGCTAAAGACTCCTATTCATCTAATTGTTTCTTTGAATCTAGGGATCAGAAGCGGGAACTTGTTAAACGTCCTGGTCTTGTGTTTGCCAAACAAATAGTATCTGTTACTCCTCCTGCTTCTACACCTAGTCAAGGACTTGTAGAATTTAATGATAAGCTTATTGCTGTTATTAATAACACGATATATCGAATCAATCCTAGTTCTTCGTATGCTGTTACGACTCTAGGTACTACGTCTGCATCAACTAGCCAAAGCTATTTTGTTAAAACATTTCTAGATACCTATTTATTTTTTCATAACAAGGTTACAGGTTACTTATACAATCAGGCTGGTGCATCTGTAGCAATGACTACGTTGCCTACAGCACCCTATGTGTCTGGAGCTGTATCTTTAGACAACTATATATTTTTAGCTACTAGTACTAATCGTATTTACAACTCAGCAGTTGGTAATCCAACTTCTTGGGGAGCTTTAGATTACGTAACCTTTGAGCAGAGCACTGACAATCTTGTTGGTATTGCTAAACATTTAAACTATCTTGTAGCTTTTGGTTCTACTAGTATGCAGTTCTTTTATGATGCTGCTAATGCTACTGGTTCTCCTCTAGCTTTAGCTCCTAGTTATACCTCTGATATTGGTTGTGCTTCTGGGGATAGTATTGTTTCTACTAGTAACACAGTATTGTGGATAGGTACTACTAAAACTAATAGTCGTTCTGTCTATATTATGGATGGAGTATCCGCTGTTAAAATATCTACGTCCTCTATAGATAGACACTTAGAAGCTGATAATCTTAGTCAAATAACTGCTTATTGCTATACCATTAGTGGTCATAGTTTGTATGTTCTGACTCTCCATAATACCCAAAAGACTTTGGTGTACGATTTGAATGAGAGGATGTGGTACACATGGACTCAATATTCTATTCAGTCTACTGGGCAACCTAATGCAGGTACTTACCAAGAGTCTTATTTCCGTCCTTCTTTCTTTACAACACTGAGCAATATTGCTTATGTCTTAGATGACGATACAGCAACCCTGTATTACTTTGATGTAGACATTTATCAAGATAACGGACAAGCCATCTACTGTCGTACTGTTACGGACATCTCTGACAATGGAACTACTAAACGTAAGTTTTATGGAAGGTTAGAGATTATTGGGGATAAAGTATCTGGTGGGACTATGCAGGTACGACATACAGGTAATGATTACAACACTTGGTCTACTTATAGGTCTGTTGACCTAAATGCCTCTAGATCAGAGGTGTATCTCAGTGGTGCTGATAGACGTAGAGCTTGGGAATTTTTGTGTACTAGCAATGTTCCTTTACGTCTTGATGGGGCTGAAGTTGACTTTAGGATTGGTGAGATGGATCAAGAACAAGCTGTTGGTGGTGGTCGATATAGGAGATAACATTGAATAATGCTGTAGAAATTGTAAGTTCAGTTGTTGCCCGAGAGGGGCTTAATCTTCAGACTACAGAAGGCAAGATGGCTTTAGGTAAAGCTTTGCTTGAAACTGAACAACAAGAGATTTCTACTATCCATAGGTTTGGGGGTGGTCTATATATCCGTGAGGCTCATTACCCTAAAGGAACACTTGTAGTTGGCTTAGAACACGTTTCTGAGCACATGAATGTACTGCTCAAGGGTAGCCTACAGGTCATAGATACTGATGGTGCTCCCCAGACTTTAACGGCTCCCCATATGTTTGTGGCTAAAGCTGGAAGTAAATTAGGACTTACATTAGAAGATGTTGTATGGCAAAATATCTATGTGTCTAACAGCACAGATGTAGCGTACCTAGAATCCACTTTGTTTGTTATTCCTAATGATCTTAAGGAACATCAAGCAAAACAACTAGCTGAGCGTTACCCACTGCATGAAGAAGATCGCCAAGACTTTTTAGCAATGGTTGAAGAATCTGGTTGGACTGTTGAAGACATCGAGCTAGTATCTAAGCACAGAGAAGATTGCATTCCTTTTCCAGATGGTAGCTATAGCATATGTGCTGGTAACTCCCCCATCCAAGGCAAGGGTATGTTTTCTACTGCTGCTATCCCAATCAACAGCATTATTGCACCTATGAGACTTGGTAATTGTAGAACTCCTGCGGAGTATCTAATCAATCACTCTAAGAATCCTAATGCAGTAGTGTTTAAAAACAATGTGGGCGATATGTTCTTAGTAGCAAATAAGAACATTAGAGGAACTCCAGGGGGAGATCAAGGTGAAGAGATCACTATCGACTATAGGCAGGTTATGAAAATAAACAATCTTTGGAAGGGAAACTAAATGTCTGGAGCATATGTATCATTAGCCGTAGGCATCAACTCCTTAACAGGTGGTGGCATCACTGATGCGTTAGGTATGGGTGGAGATAAGGGAGCAGGTGCTCAAAAAGCTGTTGATCCCTTTACTTCTTATCGTGGCAAATTAGGACAGATGTATTCTGGCTATTTAACTGGTAAAGACCAAACAGACATCACCAAAATGCCTGGGTATAGTCAGTTTCAAAAGGGGGTAATGAACCCTGCTTTAGAAGCTTCTAAGCGGAGTTCTGCTGCATCTGGAATGTTGAGATCTGGTAACGAGCAAATAGCTCTACAAGACATTGGTCAGCGTGGCTACTATGGTTTTATGACTGACTATCTTAATCGTCTTGCTACTGGTTCTGGTGCTGGTTATGCTCCTGCTCAAGGTGGTTTAGCT